CAACTCTTAGGCATAGGAATATAAAACACTATATGTTGTCCATTACAAACTTCAATACCTTGTTCTTTGCATTGGTCTTTAAATGACCAGTAGCGTAAAACTACCGGTCTTTTCTTCCAACGATCTGATTGTGTCATCCTAGGTTTAGGACAAGGGGTTATATCATACATTATACTAACACCTTATTAATTATCATATTCATTGGTTTATCTTTAAGTTTATAAGTTTTAAATCTCTCATCAACTTGATAACCTTTAACTTTACTATCTTGTAAGTCGTGTAACATAGGATTTATGAAATCACTAACTACATAACTTATTTGATTAGCTCTACCGTGTAAACTTAATCCATTATTAGAATATCCATTAGAACCTACAAGACCACCAGACCTTGCAAAGAAATCTCCAATAAACGCAGAGTGTATATGTCCAAACATACAATAATGAATAATAACACCTTCTCTTGCATAGTTAGACATAATTCTTTTTATAGTTTCTTCAGGATTCTTTTTAAATGAATGACCGTGAACTAATAAGATATTAAACCCATTTACTTCAATTACTTGTTCATAAGAGTTGTTCGGTTTAATATACTTAACTTCCTTAGGTAGTTTATAACTTAATACATCAGCTATCATATCATCAAAACTATTACTAATAAGAATGTTTTCATTACCCATATCTAAATCAATTCTTGATTCATTACCGGCAACATAAGTATAAGATACATCAAATCCATTATCAACAACTTCTTTAATCGCTTGAGTAAGTAACTCAACAACACCTATCATAGCATTAGCTCTATTAGTACTATTCATAAGTATCTCATCTAAGCGTCTATCAGAGTTTAATAAATCACCTGTCATAGCTATAAGTACCTTCTTAATACCTTTAGCTTTAAATTCTTCAACAGACATTAGTATATGAGTTCTTAAACGAGAACTTGCAATATCCCAATTATATTTATTGAATGGTAAATTTACTTCTTCATTAAAATGTGTATCTGTAATTTGAATAATACCAACAGCTTTACCTTTTAATTTAACTTCTTTAACTCTCTTACACTCAGTCTTTTCTTTTTTAAGTTCGGTTAAAATAGCTTTGCCTAAAGACTCCATAGCGTTACAAGTTCTGGTATCGTGTCTTAGTTCTTTACGCTCAATTCTCATAGTATCCATTTGCTTTTGAACTTTCTTAGATAAGTTTGTATTAGCTTTTTTATAATCCTTTACACTCATACCTATTTCATCTTGTAGTAATTCTCTAAACTTAAAAACAGAAACACCAAGTCTTTTAGCAGCTCCCTCAAGTCGTCTATTAGCTTCTTCATATATATCTTTATACATTTATTTTCCTTCCTTTACTTTGTAGTGTACTAAATTATTTTCCTCTTTCCTCTCAATCAAACCTTCTCGAACAAGATGCAATGTTAGATGTAGATATTGTGGATCTTTTAAAATATATTCATCAGGCTCGGTAGGGGAAAAATCTATTATTTTCTTCTCAAACTTCTTATCGAATTCGTTTTGATCTTTCCACTTACTTAAAAATGTTAAAATATCTTCTCTGGCTTTAGTTTGCTTTGTCATTTTTATCCTTCCTTTTTGTTAAAAATATTAAAAACATCACATTACAAGCAACATGATATAAATGTGGTAACTTACTTTCTTTATCAAAGAACTCACCACTTCTCCAAGCAAACAAGTGTCGTAAAAGTGCAGAGTAATATCTATTCACACCATCTTCCACTTCTTGCCAAGAATCAGCCTTATACTTCTTAGCTCCAAAAGTCAGTACCTTACCAACACCAAATATAAACTCAGGTTGAATAAGGTCTAATCTATTTTTACCACCGTCAAATTTTAATCCTTTCATTAGTAATTCCCACTATCTATTAAAGTTATACCAGCTATTTTTACAAACCATTTCTTATTAGAGCTATACCATATATTAAGTAAGTCCCAATTGTTAATTGTCAGTAAATCAAAACTAATATAAAAACTCTTCATATAGTTGTTGTAGCTATTAGCAAGTTCTTTATCCCAGTCTATTGATAATAAGTTTAAATATCTAATCATTTACTTCTCCTTTCTTTAATTAACTAACAACATTATATACTAACTTTACAAATAAGTCAACTACTTTCCTATAGTTTCATATAGCACTTGAAAACACATTGCATTATCAGATTTAAGTTTCATAGTTCTATCGTCCCAGTACCAATTAAAATAACTATAAGTAATTACTATAAATAATACAAACAGCATTCTATCACTATACCCTTTAATAAACCGCTTAAGTATTTGCTTCATTACCTACTCCTTTTCTGCTTATTATATAAACTAATCACTTCTAAATCGTTTTCGTTTCGTTTTAAAAAGTTCTTAGCGTTTATGTTCTGATAATCATTTACAAAGTCATATAAATCAATATCGGCTTTATCTTGGTTGCATCTATAACAAGAGAACCTTATACCTTTACCGCCTTGACTTTTGGGTTTCAAGTGATCCCTTGTTGGTGTCCTATCCATTTCAAACTCCTTCGATATAAGGCATCCACACAAATAACAAAGGAGTATTTTATCTGGTATAGGTGGTTTTCTTTTTGTCATATCTATTCGCCTCCCATTTTAACATTTTTTCCATAACTTCTTCTTTTGTAGGTGTTACCTTCCAAGCATCTCTTTCTATACTCTCATAGTCTGTTATCTTTTCAAAGCATAGTTTAACATAATCAGCCCCACCATCTATAGATACTTTACCGCACTTACAAGTTCTATAATCATGACGGTTACAAGAATATATTTCATCTTTACAATGAACACACCTAACCCCTTGTTGTGTTATCTTTTCTCTATTTGGCATTATCTTTCCTTATCTATATATTCAAATCTCCAGAAATCTATCATCTCTTGTTCTTCTTGAATAGCTGGTAAATCGTGGTTATCAACTGCTATCATATATTTATCTAAATGTAGTTTATTTTCTAATGGTTTAATCATTTTACATAAATCATCTAATACATCTTGATAAACATTAACCATCCATTTTTCTTCATTAGTTTCAAGTGATAGTATTTCTTTTATAATTTCCTCCATAAACTTACAAACTAATCTTAATTGTTCTTCATTATGGATTACTCTTTCTTCTGCTTTCTCGTGTGCATTTGTCATTTTATCGCTCCTTTACATTATTTAGTTTAATTAGTATCTCAATACTTTGTTCATCTTCATAGCCTGATTGTTCTAGTAATATTTGGGCTAGAAGTACCAATGTATCTTTATCTAGTTTTTCTAGTAGTTCTTTATTTATCATTATCTTTCCTTTCTGTTTAATAAACAATATTGCATTTGATTTTGTACACTTTGTAAATCAAACATCTCTTTAAGAGTTTCTGCACTTATCATTTGTGAAGTTAAATAACCTATCAAAGCGTTTAAACTTTCATCTGGTATATCTTCAAAATCTAATTTATCTTTATTTGCCATTTCGCACCTCTTCGTATTGTTTATCTAAAAGGATACCTTTTTTAGATTCTAGTATTGAGATTATAGCTTCTAATCCATCTTTAGTTAAAGACCTTTTAGTCGATAATCTTTTATTTTTTAACTCTCTTAATTCTATAGCTGCATCAATATATTCTACTATAAATCTTATATCTTTAATTTCCATTATCTACTCCTCCCATTTATAGCACTTTGTATTCTATTCTTAATCTCTTTAGCACCTTCTTCGTGTATATTATTATCTAACACATCTTGCCAAGCTTTAAGCCTTGATGTTGGTTCTATTTCAAACTCCACCATAGCTTTAGTTTCTTCGTCAATTATTAAGTCTGCTAAGAACATTTTGTCAGCTAGTTCTAGTTTATTTATCATTTATGTTTCTCCAGTCTGTTGATTGCATATCTTTTGCAGAGAAAGAGTACTCCCATTGCTTATCTATTTTAATATCTCTTAAATCAAGTTCTTTTAAATATTCCTCAGTAAAATAGCAAGTTATATGTCTGAATTCATCTTCGCTATCATTATAACCATCTAATATTCCAGGTATAGCAAGAAAACTACTTTTAGTTTTTGACCACTTTTCACCTCTCAACAAACCGTCTTGCATATCTCTATATTCTTTACTTATCAAACTATCTATTTGTTTTTCTAAATATGATATTAACTCACCATATGATTTATTCATATTTAAAGGATGTCCTATCTCGTCTCTAAAATTACACATCTCTACTTGTTTTTTAAATTTTTCTAATAATGTTTTCATCTTATTTGTCCTCCGTGTGTATATTACCTATTATTTCAGCTTCTAAACCAACAATATTTATTAAATTCGCGAAGTTATCTTCACCTACTTTTTCACAATCCCAACTAGCTATATCATCATGGAAAGCTACAATCCATTCGTTACCGTTTTTATCTAACAATACATCATTATCATAAATCAATTTACCGTTCTTATCTTTAAGTCCTGTGCATTGTTCAATAATAAAATCATCTTGAGATATACCTTCTGTGTCGTATCCTTCGGTTCTATCTAAATTCCCATCATCATAAATCATATATTGTTCAACAAAACCGTCACTACCTATGGGCACATTATAAGTTTTGTTTTTTATATCCCACACTCTAAATTTTAATCTACCCATCCTATCTCTCCCTATCATTTATATCTGTTATTATACATTCATCCTTAAATAGTTTATCGATATTTTCTATATGAGTACCCATAGATTTTAATACCATTAAATCTTCGTGTATCCATTCTAATTTTTCAAGTATCTTAGCCTTCGCAGTTTCGTTTATATCTTTTGACAAGAAGTCTGCCTCAATAAACTTAAGAGCAATTCTTGCTAGTTCGAAATTATCTTTTATCATTTTCTCTTCCTTTTATATCTGCCGTTATATTATGTACTATTTTTAATTCACCTTGTCGTTTCAAAGCTATTTGGTGAGCATTATATTTTCCTTTCTCAAAATCAGAGGTTGGTAATAAACTATCTACCCATCCAGTATGATCCCAAATATAAAAACTATGCATACCATTCTTATTTTTATGTTCAATATTTATCATTAGAAGTCCTCCCTTAAATCAGTGTCTTCAACTAGATGCAATTGACCAGTCGGTATTGATTGACTATCACCACCATCTAATACCTTAAATCCTGATAATTGTTTTTCTCTATACTTCTTAAATAAATCTTTATTTTCATTTTCAGATACTAATTTAAGAACATCAGTTATACTATCTTCTCTAAAAGTATATTTCTTATCTCTTTCATAAATAGTTAAAATACCATCTTCAAGTTCGCAGTTATTCCAATCTAATAAAATTAGTTCTTGTTCAATAACAACTACACACGGTTTTTTAATACTAGCATAATATTTAATCATAATAACCTCCTTTGGTTAATTACATACTAACAAATTATCTACCCTCTGTCAAGAACTCATCAAAGTTTTTTTTAGCTATTTCCAAACAAGTCTCTTTATTCAAGTACTTGTCGTACCAAGTTTGCTTACCAATCCAATGAATACCATTAGCCCCTGTGTGGTGATCGTAACATAAAGGTATCTGAATATCATCTCTTAGTCTACCAATTATATGATGCCCACAAGTTGTTTCTGTTATTCTACAACCAGGCACAGAACACTCTTTATTATGTAGTGAATTACAATATTTCTTATTTTTATATTTAGTCTTTTGCATATCCTGCCTTCTTTAAATAATTACTTGCTGGTTCTGGTATAGTATAATTGCCATCAGTTTTTGTATTCCATAATATGTTAACTTGTTCCATATAATCTATAAACTCTTTAATAGATAATCTCTTAGTACTTTCTATTCCTAGTTTATATTTATTTATCTTATGTATAAAGTCTTGATCCCAACCCATTTCCATTTTATCTAGTATACAAGGTATATTATGATAGTTTAACCATCTAGCTAAATGATTACATACTTTCCAATAATATCTATTTTGATGAGAACTCCTTGTATTAGAAAAAGGCTTAATGTCTATTACCACACTAAGCCCTTTATCAAGTATCTCTTTTATATCTTGGATCACATCTTTTATTTGTTTTAAATTATCTATTTTCATCTAATTTATAAATCCTATATTCATATCCATCTACAAAGATATATCCTTGGTCTATTCTCTCCATCAACTCAGTTCTAGAAAGATTCGTATTTATAGAAAGATTTATCAACCGAGCTTTGGCAGAAGCCTTATCCATATAAAGCTTCTTACCTAACTCAACACTCTCTCCGTGTTTCAATATTACATACATTAAAATTCTATATCGTTAATAGAATCATCTATATCTTCTGTTTGTGTTTCTTTAACTCTAGGCTCTTGAATTTGACCAGAAAGATATTTAACTCCGTTTTGTGATTCTCTTTTCCACATACTAACTGAGTACTCTTTACCTTCGACATTTACTTTACCAGTATAATCAGGTCTCTTTTCGTTGCCTTGTTTATCGTTTACGAATACGCTTATTGTGTTTGTATTATCATATGCCATTATTTCTTTCCTTTGTTTTTCTTTTTTAAAGCTTTTTCAATGTCTTCAGTTCTTTCTTGCATAACATCCATTACGAAATCAAATAATACTGCTTTAATATGGTCATCTTCTAACATTTCCATAGGGCATCCAATCATTTCCTCCCCATATAAATAATCATAAAAATCTAATATAACTTTAATATCTTGTTTTAATTTATCCATTAGTACGCTTCCTTTGCTTTTTTACTATTATTAAATATAACTTGGTTACCGTGCTTTAAAGCAACAACAACTTCGTTATCTTCTACTTTATACCCAGCAACTTTTACCTTACTAGTATAAAATCCTTTAGGTTTAAATCTCCCTTTAAACTCAACCATTTCCCAATCTATCCATATAAACGGAGCGTCATATAATTCAATTCCTATTCCCCATCTAAATCCAGCTCGTTTAAATGAATCTGAATACGACCCTTTTTCTTTTTCTGTAAAAGATTCAGAGCCAGTATCTTCTCTCCATATCCACTCATTATCTTCTTTAATACCAATAGAACAAACTACATTACTTTTATTATCCACATAATGTTTATTTGACCATTTAACACCACACACCTCATTCAGACGTTTCATATCAGTTCTAGCTGTTTTGTAAAGTAAAAGAGAAAACCCTTTCGCAGTACAATTACCAACTCTAATCTCAATATCATCTTTTGTAAGTGGTTTAGTTAATTCTTTTAACATATCACACCTCCACACTTCTTGTTGTCCATTCAAAACCTTTACCCATCTTTAAAGCAGATAGATAAGCTTTTTTACTTATACCATTTTCTTTGTAGTATTTATTCAAATTATCACAATTAGTTTGTTCAAATTCTTCATCACTTATATCACCTTGCTCCCTAGCATAAGTCAATGGATTTCTTTGTTTGTCAAATTGCATATTACTTCCTTTTTTATTTAACTTCACCTACATTCTAACAAATAAATTTATTCCTGTCAAGAAAAAAGTTCAGGAACTTGTTCTTTTGCATACTTTAAATAAGCTTTACTTACTTTATCACTAATAATCATATTGCTTTTAGCACGCTTAATATCTTTTTTAATATTCTTAATTGTATCGCTATAAATATCTTCACCTTTATCACGATTATTTACATAGTTCTTAATAGTAGTTTTACAAGTCATAATCATAGCACATAATAAATTATAACAACCACTACCATCTCCATACATATCAAGTAATCTATCTTCCTTATTTTGTTTATCATACATTTTATCAAGACATTTTTTACAAAGTCCATCAATTAAGATAGCAGTTTCTAAGCATCCTTTACAAGTTTCTTTAGCTTTAGGTTTATTGTTTTCACGACCATCCAAATTTGCTTGAATAATTTTAAGTATCTTATTTACTTCAACACCACTAAATTTATAAACAGTCTTCTCACCATATTTAAACTCTTTATTAGGAATATTGTATTTATTGATCCAACCTAGAACAGTATATCTCTTTAAACCCAACTTTTTAGCAATATCTAAAGCAGTATAATATCCAATAGGATGGAACAGATATTTATCGTTTTCAGCCATTTTAATTCCTTTCTGGTAGGTAATCACCTAATTATAGTTTATACCCTCTCCTCGGTCAAATATGAGCGATATAGAGTATATTTAATCTTTATAGGCGGTTGATATAACAATTATTATATTTTTAATGTTAATTTCTTTAAAATTGGAGATAAAAGAGAAATCCAACCACCTATGAGAACCATTATACAGGATATTATTTTAAATGTCAAGTAGTTTATCTTCTAACCAGCAAGTATATAATCTTTCCAACTCTACTCTTGATGTAAGTTCAGTTTTATTTTGTTTTAAAAACTCTTTGTATAAATCTATATTTGTCATCTTATTTCCTTTTAAAGATATGGGTTTAATTTGCTATGTTGTATAAACCAGTGTTTAGCTTTTTTATATAGCACATCATCTAATCGTTTATATTGTTTCAATTCTTTATTTTCAGCTCTTAGTTTATCTTCTCGCTCCATAGCTTCTGATAATAATTTCATAGTTTCTTTGAAGCAGTATTCTAAATCACCCATATTATCCTCCATTTAATTCATTATATCTATCGTACAATTCTTGTAAATATTCTGCAACATACCTATTCGTAACTCCATTTGATAAAGTATCATCTATTTGTTTTTGTATCATTTTTAATTTAGTCATCTTTCTTACCCCACTTATTTTCTTTTTTAGTTGTTTGTGTTATCTCTTCATACACCTCTTTGCAAGACGATGTATAACAACCACTCCTGTGTTGGTATTCAAAGAAGCATTGCCCAGTCTTACCACTTTCTTTATGTCTTACTTTTGAAACGATTACTCTACAATAGTTTGTATATTCATAATCTTCATTTCTATCTCTATGAACAGTAATACCAATATCCGCTTTATTGTTCCAGTGTGCTCCACCAGATATATCATTCAACAAAGGAGGTCTTGTGTTTCTACCACTAGTTTCGTGCTTAGTAGGGTGAGCAACAAAAAACACATGTATATTAAATTGTTTCGCAAACCTTTGAACCTTAGTAATCATATTAGATATATAATCAGTTTCAGATATTCTTGTATTTCTTCCCTCAATCCAATTGTAAGGATCAATTACTATAGCATCTAAATTATATCTATGAACAGCTTTACTTGATATATCAATAATATCATCGATAGTCAATCCAGCTTCTTCATTTTTAATAAACATAAAATGATCATTCAAAAAGCCTCTTACCTTTTGGTAGTCTTCTGTTGTTTTCATAATATCCTTAGCAGGTTTCTTAGCATGCTTTTGTAAGATATATTTCATATGCTCTTCTTTACCATTCTCAAAAGAACATATCCCAAACTTCCAATCATGCATCTCTGCAAGGTTAACCATTATATTATCTAAGAATTGGGATTTACCACAATTGGGATAGCCAGTTAATATTGTTAGTTCTTTTTTTCTAACTCTAAATAATTTATCCATATCATCCCAACCAACAGTTAATCCCATTTTCGGTTCGTGTAAAACTTTTTCAATAAACCCCTCTTCAAAGTCTTTTAAAGTGAATAACCCTTTTATAGGAATAGGTTTACTACTATTGATAACATTCTCTACTTCTTCTAATTTCATATAAGAGTTTATAGAGGATTGAGGTTTAAAGCAATAATCTCCTCCCACATGATCAATAACTTCTTTTAAAACATTATCCCCTTTGATAAATAAAGTTGACTTACTGTTACGCTCTATCTTTTTTAGGTCTTGAGGACAGTTTATATAAATACTCTCTTTCCCTAAACAACTTAGATCATCGTGTATAGTTTTATCGTTTGTTATAATTTGCATGGTACTCTCCTATTCTCTTTAGATCTTTGTTTATAAAGTTTTGTAAAGCAGACTTATAATCTTTATATGATTTATTCTTACTTTTGCAATACAGTATAACAGCTTCTTTTTGTTCTTCAATATAATCTCCATCAAATTTATTTTTTAAATAAGTTGATAGAGTACTGTTTTTTTTCTCCAACCATTCCATAAATATTTTATCATCCCTAAATTCCCAATCTCTAAACATTTCTAAAGTAGATATTTTTGGTATATTATTATCTTTATTATAGTTATTATCTTTATTAGTTGTTGTTAGTTGTTTGTTAGTTGTTTGTTGATTGTTTGTTAGTTGTTTGTTAGTTTGTGTGTTAGTACCTTGATACTTACTATAGTTAACTACTTGAATTAAGGTATTTTTATTAGTAGTTTTGATTGTTAGTTCGCCTGTTGATTTTAACTTATTTAAAGAGGTTCTTATGTTTTGTACTGATAAACTTAGTTCTTTAGCTAGGTTAGAATAAGATGTTATAAACTCACCTTGAGCTATGTCAAAACCTCTCCATTTTTTAGCTATGTAATTAGCTTTAAATAAACAGTGTATAAAAAGACTTTTAGTTTTATGGTCATCATACCATTCCCATTCTAACATTTGTCTTTGTAATTGTATGAATCCATTATTCATTAGAACCTCCATTTGATTTTTCTTAATAAATTTTGAAGTTTACCTAGGTTTCTATCATTAATAATAATTATTGATTCTTTCCCAGTTAAATCTATTTGCTTAATACAAATATCTTTATTGTCATCTCGGTATACTTCAGTTTCTAATTGATGGTGTAGTTTTAATTTTGTGTTATTCATTACTCTTGTCCTTGTGTTTTGGTGGAGCCTATCCTTTGGACAAAAGATTTGAGAATTTTAATTCAAGGCTCCGTACTTAATTATATTTATGTATTTACCTTTTGTCCGTATTTATACTAACATTAGTTTAAAACTTATGCAAGCTTTTATTTTTTAATTGTACATATTGCGTTTATTCTATCTTTATTTAATACTTTAACTATAGATAAACATTCATTCTTTATCTCGAAATCACCTATAGGCATTTTACCTACAATAGTATTATCTTGATAATATAGAAAAACTAGCGTCCAAATCATATCTTATCTCCTCTATTATATCTGTTAAACATTCTATTTCTGTAAACCATTGTGTTGAGTCATTTGATTGTATTGCGTTATCTTGTATCATTATCTTCCCTCCATATAATTATTATCTATTAACCATTGATATTCAAACTCGCACCATAAGTCTGGATCAATATGTCTTTCACTCATTTCTAATTGAAATTCTTTCATTACTTGCTCTACCATAATTATTCCCCTATAGTTATATTTTTATGCTCACCTAAAAAAGAAGAATCAGCATCAGTGTTAAAATCATCATTTACAATATTGGTATTATATGATCTATATGTAGTCCCACAACATTCAACACTCACATACTCACGACCATCTAAATCAAACCCTCTATGGATTAGTTCAATCTCTTTTCCACATTTATCACAAGTAGACTTTACTGTTTTAATATCACTCATATCTTATCTCCATTTATTAGCGTAGTTCATTTCACAAGCGATGTAAGAATTACCAGTAGCATCTTGACAACCTTGTATATACTCATATTTAGCACAAGTCTTTACAACTGCTGCGAATAAGAATGTTACGAATATTATAAATCCAATTTGTTTAATCATTTGTTTTCTCCGTTTGTTAATATAGGTCTAGTATGACCGACTTTGAGTAATAAGTCAAGTATAATCGAAAATTTAACTTATTGAAATTACAGTGTTTTTAAAAATAGAAAGAAAAAACTTGAGTCGCAAATGGTTTTAGTGGTATAAATGAATAAATAACAACAAAGGAGTTTAAAAATGGAATTAGGTAAAAAATACTTTTACATACATCAAGATAGTGAAGCGATTAAAGAGGGTGTGTTAGTTAATTATGGAATAGAAACACATTCAGGATATGGAATAGCATATTTCCCAATAGAAGATAATGGTAAGAAGAACGTTGATAAAGTAGAAGATAGTTTAATCTTTGAAACATTACCACAGGCAGAATATAGATTAGGACAAATTCAACCTATATGGGTGCAAGCTAAAGAGATTGCAGATGAAGCCACTGAAAAGCAAAACGCTCTAAGAGAATTAGTAATAGGCAAACCTAAATACGAAGATATAATATAGAAACACGGTTGGGTTTCCTTGATTTCCTTTTCCCAACCACCAAACTTAAAGGAATATGATTATTTATAAAGTAATAGTGTTAATAATGTTAATTAAATTTATATACCTTACTCACACCATTGATGGAGGAGAAAGTTTTAAATTAAATATAGTAAATATGGTATTATTATATATAGCAGTATTCGCACTTATAAACTTTATAGTAATGTTATTACATAAGACTTGACAAAGCAAAAAGAATGTTCTATAATGTAAATATGGAGAGTGAGGACTATAGTTTGGCTATAGTAGTCGAAGTTGATGACTTCTCCTCCGAGAGAAAAGGATAGTAAGTAATGGCGATACCTAATCAGTATCCAAAAGCTTACCACTCTCCACCAAATAAAAAGGAAGTAAAAATGATAACTAAAGAACAATTGATAGAAGCTATGGATTTGTTTATAGCAAGGATATGGAAAGAAGATACATCTAAAAGTAAACTACATTTAGATTGCTTAGACACTTTTGTAGAAAATCCTGATATATTTACAGAATGTATAAACAAAGTACTAGATAAGCAAGACAGTATAATTGTTCATAAGGGTGATAAAGGTTATGATTATTTAATGGCTTTGCAATCTGATAAGCAACCAATAGTAAAGAAAGCCTTGACAACTGATTTTAAAGTTGGTGATGAGGTTTTGATAGATAGTGTTTGTAAGGGAATAATTGTTGGAATAAGTGATAGTACTTACTGTGTAGATACTGAAGAGGGTATTTTCGAATATGATATAAGTTATTTATTCAAAACCCGTGAAGAAACAGAAGCAAGTATAACAAACAAAGGAGAGTAAGATGTCAGAGAATGTAATAGGTAATGTATATGAAAACGGTAATGATTATGTATATTTTGAAAGTTATTGTAGTGATTGTGATCAAAATGGCGATGAATATTCTTGTATAGCTATAGAAAGAGGAACTTTAAAGGAAACTTGTTTTTTCAACAGCCCTCCACCAAATGGAAATATGAAATATTTATGTAAAATAAGTGAATTACCAGCATATAAAAATAAAGGAGACAAGTGATATGAAGACATTATTAGATAAATTTAAAAAACAAGTAGAGATATGATAATATTAAGTATACTATATAAGTATATAATACTATGGAGGAAGGATGACAGATAACACCGAAGTAAAAACATTTATAGATAATAAACCATATACTTGTGACGATGAATACATAAAGATGATGAGTGAGCTTGAAGAAGCTTTAGCTAAGATAGTAACCCTTGATTTACAGTATAAAAGATGGAGGTCTGACTATAATAAGTGTAGCGATAAGTTATGTAAAGTTAAAGAAGAGAGAGATGTTTTATTAAAATGTATTAAAGATGCTTATGCACCTATACACCCACAAGAACTTAAACACTCTAAAGAACACCTTATTAGTATTATAAATAAAGAACGTAGTTTTAGATATGCTATAGAACAAACAGAGGAATAGTAAATGAACTTAACAAGTAAGCAAGAGACATTCTGTCAAGAGATAGTAAAAGGTAAAACACAATATGAATCATACTGTATAGCTTATCCAAACCAAGTAGAAACTAGTGAAAGAAGTACATTAGACAGTAATGCTTATACACTTATGCAAAACACAGAGATAGTAGATAGAATCAAGGAGTTAAGAGAACCTATAGCAAAAGCCTTTAATAAGAGCATAGGAGACTTACTAAGAGAGATAGATAGTATAAAGCTGAATAGTATTGATAACAATGATAAACTAGCATTAGAATGTTTAAAAGAACAAGGTAAACTATTAGGTTATTATGTAGATAAGAAGGATATTAAGACTGATGGTTCAATGAGTCCTACAATAGTGATTAATACTAACTTAAAAAAACAAGGGGAATAAGATGTTTTATAAAAAGAGAATAGAAGAGTTAGAATATATTATGTACCAACAAGATATTGTAAGGTTAAAGAATATAACAGCTTATATAAAAGATAGAACTATGAAGTTTGGTAAAGAGAAACATATTTTTACCACTAATAAAGAGTATACAGTGTTTTATTGTAATAACTTTAGAATAGCTAAGAATAAAAAAGATTACCATTTAGTTTATAATGATAACTATATTTATTGTAGTAATTTATTTAAAAAAGAACTTTATAATAGTTTGGAAAAATAAGGAGAGTAATATGTATAATGATATTAAAGAAATATTACCTAGTAAGAGTGGTGAATACTTAGTGGTTTATAGTATTAAAAAGCATATTGAAAATAGTATTATGTATTTTTGCACAGATAATTTAGAGTTTAGTGATGGTGAATTTAATTACTCCAAAGGGGAAAATTATATAATAAATGATATATATGGGGATAGACAGTTATTAGCTTGGAAACCTATAGAAGAATATACTAACTTGAAGAAATAAGGAGAGTAATATTACTACTTGGAAGAATAGAAGATATAACCATCCAATAGCTAAAATGATTAGAGAAAATAAATACTTTAATCGGCAAGATGCTTATGGTAATATATTATATAAAGGTGGACTATCTAAGTTTAAGTTATTTAAATTATGGTGGACTATAAATATAAGTACTATAAGAGATAAAAGGTTTGGTAGAAGTTGGAAGAAGAGATGGAATTACCGTTAATAGAATTAAGAGATTATCAAATAGATGTATGGAACACATTACATCAAAGTGATATAAAGAAAGCAATCCTTATATGGCATAGACGTGCTGGTAAGGACCTTTTCTGTTTTAACTATCTAATATCAAGAGCTTTAATGGAAGTAGGAAACTATTGGTTTGTACTACCAGAGGCACAACAGGTTCGTAAAGCTATATGGGAAGGTATTACTTCAAGCGGTATGAGGTATTTAGATTTTATTCCTAGAGATAGTATTCTTAAGAGAGATGATCAATCAATGACTATATATCTTAAACATCCTGATGGTGGATTAGATGTAAAGGGTAAGCCAAATGTAGGTAGTATCATATCCTTCGTAGGAGGCGATAGATACGATAAGAGAGTTGGTGCGGGTATCAAAGGTGCTGTTGTATCAGAATGGGCACTACAGAAGCCTAATTTATACGATTTAGCACTAGAACCTATGTTAGTTGAAACTAATGGATGGGTATTATTCAATTCAACACCTCGTGGAGAGAATCATTGTTTTGATATGTTTAACTATATGAAAGAGAGTGATCAGTGTTTAGCTAGTAAACTAACTATAGAAGATACTGGAGTAGTAGACTTAGATGTTATTGAAGAACAACGTAAACGTGGAAAGCCTGAAGAGATTATACAACAAGAGTTCTATTGTTCATTTGAAGGAGCTATACATGGTTCTTATTATGGTGATATGTTAAAGACTTATAGTGATCAAGTAATGAATGTACCTTATGAGCAAGGGCATGGTGTTCATACTATGTGGGATTTAGGAGTATCTGATAGTACTTCAATATGGTTTATTCAATTTGTAGGTAGAGAAGTAAGAGTGATTGATTATTATGAAGCTAGTGGATATGGATTATCACATTATGCTGATGTATTAGCTAATAAAGGTTATACCTATGCAAAACATCATTTACCTCATGATGGTAATCAAAGACAACTTACAGCAACTGAAAGAGCTTTAACTATTAAACAACAACTAGTTAATTTAGGATTAGAAAATGTAGAGATTATACCTAGGACTAAAGATGTGTATCAAGATATACAAGCTGTTAGAAGTGTATTAAGTAAATGTGTATTCGATAAGGTTAAGACTAAACCAGGTTATGAATCATTAAAACAATACCGTAGAGAGTTTGATGAGAAGAGAAATACATTTAAGAATAGTCCGTTGCATGATTGGACATCTCATGGAGCTGATGCATTTAGAATATTACCTAAACTAATAAATACGAATGACCGTAAGTCATGGAAACCTAAACGATATAAAGGAATGTAGGATGAAACATAAATTAGATAGAAGATATAAAGAAATAGATTTAATGTACGCAGAAGATGATTATACTAATAATAATAATTATTTAGTAGGTTATCAATTTGTGTTAGATGGAGATAGTTACGAGTTTAATGCCTTTATAGGTAAAAATGATATTTTACTTGATAAATTAGATATATTATATAAGACATGTAAAGAGTGCATAGATGACTTTAATAATAAAGATGGTTATGTTATATAAATAGCTTGAATAACATTTGTGATAAGAGTTAATATGAGTTATGAATATGGTGGTGGTTAGTTAATAGCTGACCATCAGCCCCAGTATAAGGTGAGAAGATGATATTAGATGAGTTGTTCGAATTAGTTAAAGAAGAAGGTGTTATGGATCCAACATTTGGTTACTACCAATTGAAAACTTGGATTAAAGAAGAGATTGCATTTATAGAGAAGCATGAAGACTTCTATATAGTATATGCACCAACTAAAGAGATAAACGGAGAAAGAACATTAATAGAACTATTCTTTTATATTCCTAAAGAGAAGAGAGGGAATATAAGAGCAGTACTAAATGGTATTAAAAGATTTGAGGAAGCAGCAAAAGAGAAAGATTGTGATGTCCTTAAGGTGGGAGCTAACTACGGACTTAAAAACGATAAGTTCGTGAAACTATTACTAAGACAAGGGTATAAAACAGATACTCTTCGTAAGGAGATAAAATAAATGGTAGCAGCAACCGCAACAGTATTAAGTGGATTAGCAGCAGTAAGCTCTATTCATGAAGGCCGTATGGCTAGTAAGAAAGCTGAAGGTGTAGCAAAGGGTGAGGCAGTACAATTAGCAGAACAAGAAAAGAAAGCTAAGGCTGATAGATTAGAAAAGATTAAAGGGCAACGTGCTCAAATGGGAATTGATTCAACAGGATTTGGTTCTCCTTCAACAACAGGTGGGTTAGTAAACCAAGGGGAGATACTAGGATAATGTTAAACGCAAAAAGAATTATAGAAAAATACTCAAGTTCATTGAGTAAGAAATCAACAGTTGATAGTAAGTATAAAGAGGTATTCAGATATGTAATGCCTGATAGAGATAATTACAACTATCCACAAACTGATGGAGATAACTTCGATAGTAAACGGAATAGTATCTATTCCAATGTCGGAGTAAACGCAGCTATGTCATTCGTTAACAGGATACAATCCAGCCTGACGCCTATCAAGGGGGATTGGATTGAGCTGAAGGCGAATGAGCTTGCGGAAAATAGAGAAGAGGTTGATCTAGAATTAGAGAAGCTTGCTAAAATATGTAATATGTATAAGAACATATCTAACTTTGATCAAATTATATCAGAGTTCTATGGCGACTTAGTAGCAGGAACAGCTTGCTTAATGTTGCAAAAGGGTACTCCAAAGAATCCTTTAATGTTTAGAGCTATACCTATTAAAGATTTAACAATACTAGAAGGTGTTGAAGGTCAAGTATCATATGTATTTAGAAAGTTTGAAACTAGAAAAGAAAACTTAAAAGCTCAATGGGTTGAATTAAAAGGCATGGAAATATCTGCAGATGAAGCTGATAAGAATGTAAGTATTATTGAATGTACTAATTATGATTACGATACTGAACAATGGACTTACTATGTAGTAGACCAAGAGAAAGAAAAGATATTAGTTGAAAGACCTTATGCTATTAATCCATTCATTACTTTGAGATGGTTTAAATGTACTGGTGAACTATATGGACGTGGTGTAGGTTTACAAGCTATTGATGATATCAGGACTCTAAATCTTATGACACAATATGCTTTAAGAAGTGCAGCTTATGCTTTACCGACATTTATGGTACAAGAAGATGCTGTATTTGATCCAGATGAATTTGTATTAGAACCTGGAGCTTTAAATCCTATTAGTGATGTTAATGCAATTCAACCATTACAAGTAAATACTAATATAGATGTAAATAGATTAAACTTACAAGAGTTAGAAGCTAAAGTTAAAAAGACTATGCTTAATAATGTGTTACCTGATAAAATAACACCAGGTGTTACTGCAACAGAGATAGCTGAAAGATCTGAACAAGATCAAGTAAATATATCTAGTGTATTTGGAAGACTTGAAAACGAATTCTTAGTACCATTAGTAAAAGGTATTATAAATACATTACAACAATTTAAATTAGTTGATAGTGAATTTGATATATCTGAGTTAGATGGTTTAGGTTTTAGAGTAGTAGTAAATACACCATTGGCTAAAGCACAACAACAAAGAGGTGTTATGAATGTTGTAAGAGCCGCAAGTATATTAGCTCAATTTGATCCAACTGGTCAAGTATTAGCAAATGCATTTAAGACTGAAGAGTTAGTGCCTTACTTATTAGATGGTATGGGAACGCCTGCTAACTTGTATAATACTTCTAAAGAGTATGCGAGCAAGAGAGATCAATCTGCTCAAGCTGGAGCTCAAATGGAAGAACAATCTGCTAATGCTGATGCTAAGAGACAAATGGCAATAGACGATAATAAGGAACAAGCTAAACAACAATAAGGTGAGAGAATGAAGTCAGAAGCACTTAAAAGTATTATTGGAGAGGCTCAAACAAGATTCAAATTGTATAGAGATGTCTTCGGTACTAAGTCAGGTCAACTACTATTATCCTATATGGATCACTTATATAGTGGTAAACCTGATTTAACTAATGATAATATAACATACCATAACTTAGGTAAGCGTGAAGTTATCAATCAAATAAAAGCGATATTAGATAAGGAGAGTAAATAATGACTGAAGAAACAAGCACAGAAGTATCAACAGAACAATCAATGACAGGTGAGTCTACAACAGCAATTGAAACAGCTAATGCTCCAGCTGATCCTAAAGTTGATGGAACAGTTGATAATCTAGGTAGAGATAATGAAGGTAAAAAACCTAATACATTATACCCAGAAGGATTTGATGCAGATACTTATGATTTAGATAACGGTACTGTAAAGACTGATGCTGTACTAGCTAAGATGAATCTAGCTAAAGAACAAGCTGAGAAGTTTGAGAAACAAGCTAAAGACTTAAGAAAGATTGTATCTAAAGGTAAAGCACCTGAAAAGGCTGATGTGTATCTAGAAACATATGACGCTCCTGAAGGACTAGAAAGATATTACGGTGAAGAAGGTAATGAAGATGTTAAAGAAGTAATGACTACTCTTGCTGAAACTGCTAAGGACTTAGGATTGAATACTGATCAATTTAAAAGTGTTGCTGATGTATTAAACAATGCTATGGTAAAAGCTAAAGTATTAGATACAAGAAGTGATGATGCTATTGCTCAAGAAAAAGCTGATTGGATTAGATCTGAAAATGGAAAACTATCTAATGATCCATTAGAAGCAAGAGCTATTGTAGATGCTAATGTTAAGTTCGTAAAAGAAACTACACTATTAGATGAAGGACAAAAGAAGTTCTTAGTTGATAGTATGGATAAAGGAGCTATTGGTATTAGTACTGTAAATGTATTTAGAGAGTTATTCGGTGGACGTGGTGCTGATATTCCAACTGTTGGAGTTACAGATACTGGGCTGGCTAGTGAACAATCTCTTGCAGCAGAGTTTTATGCAAAAGATACTAGTAACTTAAGAAGACAAGAAATAATTCAACAAAGAATTGAAGGCGGTAGAAAGGGTGGATTACCATTACCAAGTTAGATAACATTGTGAGTTAAATAAGAGAGTCTAGAAATAGGCTCTTTTTTAATAACTAAAAGCTTGAATAACATTTCATTTTCCTATTATAATAAAGCAAGAAGATCAACAACCCTAGTTTAATGGCTCAATGCTTCAGCATCCCATATAATAAATAAGGCCTATTCGCGAAATTCCAATAAACATGATTTAATTTAAACAATAAAATTTAAGGAGACAATAAATGTCAAGAGAAATTAGTAATGTTTTCCAAACATATTTTGATGCTGAAGTAAAAAGATCTTACGGCGACAAAAGAATGCTTGCGGGAACTATGTATGAAAAAAGTGGAGTTGTTGGTGAATCAGCATACTTCAGAAAAAAAGGTAAGGGCTTAGCTACTAGACACAACGCTGGTGCAGAAGTTACTTACATGAACACAGCATTTAGTCAAGTTGAATGTCCTCTAGAAGGATGGGAAGCTTTTGATTCTGCTGATAAATTCGACGCAACTGCAATCAACTTTTCAGAAGTATCTGAATTAGCTGAAGTAGCTGGTGATGCTATCGGTTTAAGAATGGATCAATTAGTGATTGATGCTTTAGACGCTGGATATGATTCAGTAAACAACACTGTTGGTACTGTTGGAACAGCTTTAACTGTTTCTACATTAACTGCTGGTAAGAAATTACTAGATAAAAAAGGTGTTGATTCTAATGGTAGAACTTTCATCCACAATGCAGATCAACTTGAAGATCTATTAAACGAAACTAAAGTTACTTCATCTGATTATAACTCAGTTAAAGCTTTAGTTGCTGGTGAAGTTGGTTCTTTCTTAGGATTAAACTTTATCTGTCTTGCTGATAGACTTGAAGGTGGATTACCTAACCCAGGTGCTACATCTATAAGAGGATTTATCTACCATAACAGATCAGTTGGATTTGCTGTTGGTATGAACATGGAAACAGAAATGACTTGGATCCCTAAAGAAAGAGCTTACATGGTAGGTGCTGAATTTAAGGCTGGTTCTGTTGTAATTGATCAAGACGGTATCGTTGCTGTTGAATCATTAATAGACTAAACTAAGGAGAAAGTAAAATGGCTTTTAAAATAGAAAACTTACTAACTGTTAGTAATAACAAATCTACTGGTGCGGGTATCCCATCAAAATTTGCTTTTTACAACAGTGCTTCTGATACAGTAACTGCAGCTGGATTTATTCCAAATGTTGTTGGTGTTAGAGAAGGCGATCAAGTTGAAGTTATCGATGCAGATTATGCAGGACATATCTTTTACTACGCAGCTGTAACTGCTGGTGTAATTACACTAACTGTTTATGCTTAACTAATACAAGGGGAGAGTGCTTTCGGGTACTTTCCTCTATCTTAAAAAGAGGTATACAATGGCTTATACAGAAGATCAAATAAAACAATTAGCAGCTAATAGATTAGGTTTCGATGCAAACCTTGATTGGACTGATACAGAAGATGAGGCTATAGTGAAAATAAACTATAGTTATGAACTTATAAAGAAGAGTGTTCTATCTAGTTACAGATGGGGCTTTGCTATACCTACTGTAGACTTAACATCATTACAAGAAGATGTTACAGACGAAAAATACACATATAGATATCCAGTACCTGCAGATATGTTATCATACTTAACAGGATATATGGATCAACAAAGAAATGTAGTGTTACAAGATTATGAAGTATACCAAGGGTATATTTATTGTAATGCAGTAAAATTATACTTAATGTATATAAAAGATGAAGACGAAGATCAATTTCCTGATTACTTCGTAAACTATTTGAAAATCAAACTTGCATATGATGTATGTTTTGATATTACAGGGGATACTGACTTGCTAATGTTATTAGCTAAGGAAGAGCAATCAGAAGGGAGAAAGGCTAAGAATATAGATGCTAGACAACGTAGAACAAAAGTAATACGTTCTGCACCATATTTATCTGTAAGAGGAATGGCTTAATGAAAACACTACAAAAGAAATTCAAAATGAGTAAGGGGGAAATAAACCCTTTACTAGCAGAAAGACAAGATACAAGTATTTTGGATAGTTCTGCATCATATATTAAAAATTATATATCAACTCCTTATGGGGGTTTTCGCACAAGAGGTGGTACTACTTTTATAGATAGATTAGGTGAAGCAGGTAGAAAGACTAAAATAATACCTTTGATATTTAGTAATTCAGAACAATATTTATTGGTGTTAAGTAATGAACAAATAGATGTATATCAATCAAATACTATGTTAACAACATTACCTGCAACAGGATTATTAGAGGATTACTTTGATAGATTAAAATACACACAAACCGAAGATAGACTAATACTAACTCATCCTAATATGAGAACTAAGGAAGTGGTAAAAGCAGAGGGTTCAGTTTCAATTATACCTACATTTTTAGTTAGTGAAACAAGTAGAGATGGATACACTATAACAGCAGAAGGTTTTCACAATACTATATCATATGATTTAGATACAGAAGTTTATAAATCGTTTGATTCAAATGATAGTACTTTTTTGGATTTTGGCTTACCTCCTGATACAGTAGGGGGATTTACAACTATTATAGATTGTACTTTTGATACTACAAAGACAATAACAGAGGTTGGTGTATTATTTGATAGATCTACTAATATATATTTATACAAGTTAGTAGGTGGCACCTATACTTTAGTTGAGAATAGACAGTTTAAAACTAGTTCAACAGCCCCATTAGTACCACTTACTAGAACAACATTTGAAATTCCTAGTGAAAGTTGGGATGGGGTTAGAATCCAATCCACTGGTGATATTGTCGTCCCAACTTTTTATCCTGGTAGAATATATGATATATCTGCTAGTGAGACTTCATCAGCATCATTAGATGTTAATGATTTTGTATTTAAAAATATACCTAAATATGCTTTCGATGGTGAAACTTCAACAGGGCAAACAATTGGTATAACTCCATCAGCAGAAGAAGGTAATATAACTATAACAGCAGCAAGTTCAGTGTTTTTACCTGAGCATGAAGGGCAATATATAGACTTGGCTGTGGGAACAAGAGTTAAGATTACAGAATATATTAGTAGTATAAAGGTTAGCGGATATACAGTTATACCTTTTGTAGATGCTACAACAATAACTAGTTGGTTTTTAATCACTGGGTATACTGATGTATGGAGTACTGAAAAAGGTTATCCTAATAGCTGTTTGTTTTATCAACAAAGATTATGGTTTGGTGGTTCTAAATCACGACCAAGCTCAGTGTGGGCTAGTAGAATAGATCAAATATCAGACTTTGGAAACTTAGGAAGTTATGATAATGATGGTATAGATATAACTATATCAGGGACAAGTGTTGGCGAGATAGTTAATTTATCTGGTAATAGAGGGTTGCAAATACTAACTGATAAAGCAGAGTATATATCACCTGAAAACAGTTTAACACCAAATTCAATAACAGTTATAGAAACTACCTCTAAAGGAAGTTCATCAAAAGTAAATCCTGCTACTATAAATGGTATAACAATGTTTATAGATAGTAATGAAAATTCTTTGCTTGATTTTGTATACACAGAAGAGCAAGGAGCTTACACCACAAGAGAAGGGGCGATTTTAAACTCTCACCTTATCGTCGCTCCTGTGGTTATGGGTGTTGATAATAACTCTAATCTAGGTGAAGGTAATTACTTAAATATGGTTATGAGTAATGGAGAGATGGTTACTACTTGTACTTTATTAGAACAAAAAATAAATGCTTTCGTAAGATTTATAACAGAGGGTAATATAACAGATGTAGCCAACTTAGGTAGTGATACTTATATAACAGTGAATAGAGAAAATGGATTATACTTAGAACAACTTACATCGAGTAAAATAGATAATACTCAAATAGTGGCAAGTGCTAGCACTATCACAGGTTTAACAGATTTTGCTAATGAAACAGTAAGAGTTTATAGTAATACAGAGAATTATAGTACTTTCCCAGTAGATGCTTCAGGAGAGCTTATATTCACTCCAGGAGACGTTGGAGATGTATTTGTGGGGTATGATATCGAATGTCAACTCATATCTAATAAGATGCAGGTTAACGGACAAACAAGTAATATCTATACTCGTATTAGTAAGACAGCTATAGTAACTAATGATACTGATAAGGTAAAGCTAAATAAATCTACTAAAGCTACAAAAGATGGTATAGTAAGATTCTTTACAACTAGCGGTTGGAAGAGAGATAACAAATTCACAATAGAGAGTACTTTCGATTATTTAGAAATACTATCTATAGTACTAAACTTAAACTACGGAAGAGGCTAATATGGATTATTTAGATCAACTAGGTACAGGACTTGATAAACAAGAAGGTATGTTGGAAGAAAAGCAAAAGGACTTAGCTAAGTTTGCAGTTATGAGTACTGCTGCTGAAATAGGTGGTTTAGCTATAGATTATGATATGCTGAAAACACAAAGCTTATTTAAAGAGAACCAAGCTCAACAAATAGAGATCCAAGCTCAAGAACAAGCTAATATGCTTAGAGAGAGTTTTAACACTATGTTGGGGCAAGAAACATTTACAGCTACTAGGCGTGGTATATCAACTCAATCTGGTTCTGTCAGGGCTTCTAAAGAATTATCTGCAAAGAATGTAGGTGAAGATATAGCAACTACTAAAGCTAGTGCAAAATCAAAAGCAAGTGCGTTAAGAAGTCAAGCTAGACAAGATAGAAAAGCAGGAAGAAATAAAGCAATATCTGGATTAATATCTGGTGGTTCTGCAATGTATACAAATATAAAAGCATTATAGGAGAGAAGAATGGTTTATAAAAAAAGAGCTGTATCACAAGTAGCAACAGGTGGGGTTGACTTATCTGCTACAAAACAAGCTATGCACCAAGGTTTACAAGCTACTCGTCAAGAAGGTGTTCGTCAAGCTAAAGAGCTTCAAGGTGCTGAAAGAGAAATACAACAAACTAAAAACACTATGATGACTGAAGGTTTAAATGCTAGTGGTAAGAATATGCAAGCAGCATACGCTACATTTAAGAATGACCCTAAAGGTTTTGCTAAAGCTACTACTGATTCTCAAAAAGAATTAAGTTCTATATACAAAGACCCTGAACAAAAAGCTAAGTTCTTAGGTAGATCTATGCTAGATGTTAGTGTGTATCAAGCTAAAGTAAACAATAACTTTAAAGCACAACAAACTACAAAATCTAATAACGCTTATAAACAAAATGTTAAAGAAGAAATAGATAACGTATATAACACAGCTGGTGTTAGTATAGATGCCCTTGCAGGTAATGCTGATGAGGATACAAGACAAGCTTCTCAAATGGTTAATAAAAGAGTTGCGGGGTTATTATCTGTTAAGGACAGTAAAGATGATAAAGGTAATTATATCTTACCTTATGGAGATAGAGTTAAAATACAAGACTTAGAAACTAATCTAGGTAAGTATAAAATCATGGATAAACTTAAGGGTTTAGATATGAATGATAAAGCCTCTATAAATAAGATGTATGATTCATTAGTTAATGACAAAGATAATCTGCCTGAAGGTTTTCAAATGGATGAAGAAACTTACAAAGAGGTAGTTGGGAAATTAAGAAGTGCTTCTACTAAAGCTACTACACCTGAGTTATTAGCAGCTGAAATGGAGGCTGAGTCTAAAATAAAAACAACTTTTGATACTTTTAATATAGAAGATGGAGAAATTGGTAATACTGATTTAAGAAATATAGAATCTCCATTAAGTTATATAAATATGGTTAAAGAAAGTATGAATAATGGTTTAATAGATATTGCTTCTGGTGAAAAGAAGATAGCTAAAATGAGACCTCACTTAGATAAAATGATACAAGAAGGTAAAACAACTGAGAGTACTTGGACAACAACTAATAGTGAATACCTATTAGATACTATAGAATCAAACCCAGCGTATAAACAATTACCTAAAGAAGTGCAACAAGAATTGATTGAAGAAACTTATACAAACGCTATGCAAGGTGTAAAGCTTAAAAACAAATCAAATGCTGATACAAAACAAGCTATGAATGATATTGTTAATAAGAAGTTTAGAGAAGCTACTAAGGTAGTTATGCCTTTTGCAAGAACAATACAAAGTAGTCCTCAAATGGTTATTGGAGATACTTCACAAGGAATGTCAATACTTCCTTTTGGTGGTGATGATACAGAAGGTTTAAGCTTGAATCTTGGTGGAGATTTAGAGATAATAGATGGTAGAACATTTATAGTTAATAAAAACTCTAATGGTAAAATCTTAAGTAAAAGAAGGGTAACATCTAATGGATAACAAACTATCTTTGACAGCGAATGTAGACGAACAATTTGAAGCGTCTGAATCATTTCAACCTAAAACAGTATATAATGCAGAGTCTGGTAGACAACTAAAGACTTCTCTTTCAAGTGTTGCTGAGACGCAATATTTAGACTCTATAGAGCATGGTAAAGAAGTTATGGATAACTATGTAGGGATGATTAAAACAGAGTCTGATAGACCATCTATCTTCGGTGCAGCTATGGAGAAAACTGCTTATATAGGTAAGGCTGTTGCAAGTGGTGTAACTTCTGCTGTTGGCACGACTTATAGATGGGGTGTTAATGAGTTTGCTAGACAAATAGCACAATCTAAATCAAAAGAAAGTGTATTGTTTGGTGGTGATGTATCTGTAGAAGATTTAAAAACAGGTGATGTCTTTACTCATAAGATGAATGAAGAAATAGAATCTAAATACAATGAAGTTGTGGAAAGTATTAGATTTGATTCAGACCAACTTAAAAACGATCAATTAGAGTTTATAAATGAAGTAGGATTATCTAGACCCGAAGATGCAGGACATTTATGGAATTTAGGAGAAGGTGCTGGTTCATTAGTATTCGCTATGGGAGCATCAGTTTTAACAGGATCATCAGCCGCAGCTGGTGTGTTGTTTGGTGGTATGTCTAAACAATCTGCTTATGAAGAAATGCTAGAAGGTGGTATTGAGGATGAAGGGTATTTACAAAAAGTATCTACTGTTAATGGTGTGTTACAAGGTGTTATGGAAAAAGCTGGATTAAAAGCATTGGATGATATTATTCATGCAGGTAAAGGGTTTGCTCGTATTGGTGCTGCTGCTGCTGCGGAAGGTATTCAAGAAATGAGCCAAGGTATCAGTGAAGAAGTTATCATGCAACAATTCGGTGGTAGAGAAAAAGATATATATAGTACTTTAAAAGAAATTGGTTATGCTGGTTTAATGGGTGCTATCTTAGGTGGTGGAGCTGCTGGTGTAGGAGGAGCTATACAAAAAGGTTCTCAAGAATTGCAAGCTCAAGGTGTAGATGAAACTACTGCAAATGCTATGTCCGAAAAGACTATACTTGCTGCATTGAGCAATCCTCAAACTTCCCAAGAACTACAAAATACTCTTATACAAATGAATAGTAGTCTACAATATCCTAATGGAAATATAGATACTGCTAAAACACAATACAACGAAGCTAGAACTAAAGCTTATGAAGAAACTGCAAAAGAGAAAGCTGCATTCAAAACAGCTGTAGATAAATATAAAACTCAATCTATAGGTATTGATAAAGCAGTACAATCTAAGTCTATTGATTTAATGTCAGCATATGCTTCATCTATGGCAGAGAAGCTAAACACATCAAGAATACAAGTTTTAGATGATATGAACATTACTATCAATGGTACAATTGCTGATATGATTAATTATGATAATGTACAAAAATATGCTCAAGGCGAAAGAGGACAATTCGATCCTAATACAAAAGTAATCGATTTATTCGAAACAGCTGATTCTTCAACACTAGTGCATGAATTGACACACGGGTTCACAGAACACCAAGCTAAGTTCGCACCTGAGTTATTATCAGAGGCTATGAATGCTTATGGTTACAAGGGTAAAGCACTTAATGATTTATCCCCTAAAGAATATGTAGACTTTCACGAGAAGGTATCTAATGGTATGGAAGCATATTTAAGAGAAGGTAAAGCTCCATCAGCTAAATTAAAACAAGCTTTTGAAATGTTTAGAGATTGGTTAAGAACTATATATAAATCTGCCGAACAAATGAAAGTACAAATATCTCCTGAGATGAGAGCTTATTATGATAATATCCTAACAACAGAAGATGATATTAAAGCTGAGATTGAAGATAGTATAATTGACATCAAGAAACCTTTACTTAACCAAGGTATGGTAGAGGAAGAAGCGGATGCTCTTATAGAACAAATTAAGAATATTAAAAATCCTACTGCAAAAGACTTACAAGCTATTAAAGAATTACTTGAAGGCAAGGTTGATTTATCTACATCACAAGTGTCAGATGTAGTTGCTGCTATTAAAGAAGGTGGTTTAGTTGTGTTAGATCCTAAAGCTATTGATAAAGCTTATGATATAGTTAAAGATGCTGCAAATATCAAGAGTAATACTGATTTAGAAAAAATGAGAGCTAAACTATCTAAAGAGTTAAATAAACTTAATATCTCAACAGATAAAAAGAATATGTTCTTAAACCATATAAACCAAGCTACAACTCAATTACAAATGACTAATATTGCTAAGGAAATAGCATATAGAACAGAGACACTTGTAAATGAATACCAAAGAAGAAAAGCTCAAAGTAAGATTAGAAATACTTTGAAGAAGTATAAAAATATTATACAAGGTGGTGTTAGTAAAGGTAGATATGATGTTGATACTAATAACTTTTTTAAAGCTATAAAAGAAGTGCATGGGATGTCTATAGAAGAAGCAAAACTTGAATTAATTAAATATGAAACAGATGAATATAGTGTTAAAACTGAATATCAAGGTGCTTATGAAAGATTTTTAAATTATAAAATAAAGGGTTCAAAAGTATCCGCAGAACTAGCTAACCAAGTTGCAGAAGATTTAGATAGCATAATAGATGAGGGTAGAAGAAAGAGAGATGTGGCTAAGCTTGAGAGTATTATGCAAAAGAGAGAAGACCTAAAAGGTGCTAAAAGTTCTATAGATAGATTTAAAAAACAACCTGGATATATTAGAAAGAAGTTTATCAATTGGGTTGGTGATTTGGAACTAATGCTTGACGATATGTTTGGTAAAGAGTTTTCAGATAAATGGAATCTTATAAACAAAGAGAAGAAACAACAAGTTGCTGTATATAACAAAACAGAAGAAATACACGACTCTGTTGGGTCTATTTATCAATTAGAGAACAAGGCGCAAAATGCCGCTAAGTTATCTGAGCTTAAAACCAAGAATGAAGATTATAAACTAAGTTTAAAGAGTGACCCTACTATGCCACAAACTTTAAGTAAAATGGACTTAATTACTATAAATGAAAGTATGAAGAACCCTTCTATAAAAGAGCGTTATAATGATTCTTATGGAGAAGCACAACTTAACAATCTATTATCAAACTTAACTGCTCAAGACTTAGCTTTTGGTAGTAAACTATCTGGTATGGTTCAATCTTATTATGCAAAACTAAACGAAGTGTATGTGAAGCTATATAATAAAGATTTAAATAGGGTTAAAGAATATTTCCCTACTAGTTCTGAATACTCTAGAGAAGGTGATATATTTAATGACTACATGACTCCAGGAACGACACCAGGGCAGTTTAAGAGTAGAGCGGTAGGATTAACCACACCTATAGTTAAAGATGCTTACGATGTAGTTAATAGCTATATAGCACAAGCTGAGTATATTCTTAATACTGGATTAAAACACAAAGCTTTAACTGAACTTATGAAAGATGCTGAAATTAAAAGACGTATTGTTGCTAAGTATGGTGATAATGGATACAAAACATTAGAACATCAATTGCAAGAAAGTTCTTTATCTGCATTTAATAAGAGATATAATGAAGTTGGTAAGGCTTATAATAAACTATTAAGTAATATTGTTGCTGCAAAGATTATTGCTAATCCTTCATCAGGAAGTAAACAAACAATATCTAGTATAAACTTTATGACACAAATGCCTGCTGGCACTTGGAGTAAAGGTGTTGCAAAAGCCGTTGCTAATCCTGTAAAAACTATTAAGTTTATGTTAGAAAATTCTGATTACCTTAAAATGAGATTCCAACAAGGCGGTTCGCACATGGAACAAATGATGATTAAAGAGGCTGAATCTATGTCATCTAAAACTAAACAAAAATTAGTTGAAAAAGGCGCGTACTTCCCGCTAAGAAAATGGCTATCATTTATGAATAGAGGCGGTGATATAGCAGCTTTCGTATTCGGTGGAAAACCATTAATAGATCACTATATGAGTCAAGGTATGACACAAGCAGAAGCTTTTGACAAATTTGAAGATGTCGGTTTAAGATCACAACAATCTGGTCTAGCTTCTCAAATGTCATCTATACAAAAATCAGACTATAGAGTTTTGACAATGTTTAAAAATTCTATTATGCAATATGGTAGAGAAATGTATAAGGCTAGTGTAGAACATGCAAGGGGAGAAATTAGCTCAGGAGAGTTTGCTAAAAAGATGTCTATATATGGTGTAGTTAATCCATCACTATTTGGAATGGCTTCTTATTTCTGGGGAACTGGGTTATGGAACTTAATAGCTGGTGACGAACCTAGTGAAGACGAATCAATGGTAAGAGATATGATGTATCAAATTATGGTATCTCCTATGAATGCTGTACCTATTTTAGGAAGTATTATAGATGCTGGAACTAGACAAGCTATGTATGGTTATTCTTTTGATCAATCAGTACCTGTTATTGCAGATTCTGTAAAAGGTGTTAAGGCTATAATTCATAGTGTTAAAGAAGGTGAAATAAGTCTTAAAGATTGGGAGAAGATTTCTACATCAATTGGAGAGGTTGGATTAGGATTACCTGTTGGAACTGCTTACAGATACGGTAAGAAAAGTGGTATCATAGAAAAATAGCTTGAGTAAGATTTCAAGCGAGTGGTAAAATAACGTACTGGAGAAATATATGTTTGATTTAAATAAATTAGTAACACTTGGTGGACAAGGTAAAAGAGATGAAGCTTTTCAAACTTTCGGCTATATAACAGCTGATAGTAAAGCTTCACTACTTACTTCTGGATACTTTAACGAACTTAAAGGAAAGGTATCTATAAACGATACTGTATATGTACAAGACACTGTTTTGGATACTTATTATTATTTAACTGTTTCTAGTATAGATTTAACAGGAACTGTGGAAGTTGTGGAACTGGCAACAGAAGCTGTATTAGGTGAACAAGATTATATAGATTTCAAACAAGATGTTATTCCTGCTCCAACTTATAAAGAAGGTAGAATCTATTGGAATGATGGAGAATATACTTTAAATATAGACACTGGACTTGGTGATACTACTATACAAGTAGGGCAAGAAACTTTATTCTTATTCTATAATGATAGTGGTAGTACTATTGCAAATGGTAAAGTACTGCATCCTGTTGGTGGAACTATGGTAGGCGATGTGATTGTTCCTACTGTGGAACTTGCAAAAGCAGATAAATACGAAACTTGTCAAGGTACATTGACTGTATCAACAATGGAAGTGCTTAATGGAGAGTTAGGCTTTGCTACAAAGTTTGGTAAAGTAAGAGGAATAGATACATCAACTTTAGGTGCTGGTGCTCAAATATGGGTTTCAGATACAGTTGCTGGTGAGTTCGTAAATAATCAACCTCAATTCCCTTCTTATGTTTTATCTATGGGTGGTACATTAAATTCTAGTGCTACAGAAGGTGAGTTATTTATAAACCAAACTTCTGATGTTGATGATACTATCAATAATGCTTGGGATGGAGCTATAAGAGAAACTTTTGATTTTAGAGTAGCTAGTGATGGAGCTGATATAACAGGTACTATTAGTAATCCTAATGCTACACATGATGATTTAACACTTATTTATTCAACAGGTTTTCATACTTTTGACGCTCCTTTAAATGGAGATATCACATTAACTGCAGGGACAGATACAAACCCACAAGCTAATTATATTTATATACCTGAAAGCACAAAAGTTTTAACTGTTAGCACAAGTGAATTTCCTGAAGATATAGAACATTGTAGAGTGGCTTATGTACTATTAAGAAGTGCCAGTGCTACACAAACTGATGACGCATTAGTAAATCAAAATTGGAATGATCATATTAAAAAAGATACAAATAATGGTCATATTCTACATATAGCAGAAAGATTAAGAAAAGAACCTGCCAAATGGGATAGTGGAGTATTGGGTAGTTGTAGTGTATCAGGAAGCCCTAGCGAAGTATATATTTCCAATACATCGGGTAAAGTATTCCAATTACATAAACAATCTTTCCCAGCTCTTGATAGCTCAACTGGTGCTGTAATACATATTATAAATGATAGCATAAATCCATATAAAGAATTAACAGACTTATCAGGGCAAATTATAGATGCTAATGGAGATGCTTTATCTAATAGATCTTTTAGTTTTGTTATGTGGGGTGTTCAAAATAAAGGTGGAGAAACTTCACATATAATGATCAACCTACCAACTGGAAGTTATTTAAAGAATACCCCTGATAACGCGGTAAACGATGCAGACAATTATAGTGTTTATGATATACCAGCAAAGTTTGAAAGTGTAGGTTTCTTAATAGCTAGATTTACATATATCCTAGCAAGTAATGGTGTAGATTGGACTTTATATGATACACAAGATTTAAGAGGATTTCAACCAAGTAATGCAGCTGGTGGAGCGTCAGGTGGTGGCGGTGTTAGTGAGTTTACTGCTCTAACAGATACACCAAGTTCTTATACTGGACAAACTGGCAAAGTTGCAGTGGTGAATACTGGAGAAACAGCATTAGAGTTTGAAGAAGCGACTGTAGAAACAGACTCAACCTTAACAGGAACTGGGACAGTTGCTAGTCCTTTAAGTGTAGCTGCTACTGAAACAACTTTATGGAGTGGAAGTGCTGGAACTGGGACTACTGTAAGCTTAAGTGATAGTATGTTGAATTATTCAAAAATATGGTTTAAGGCCGGTTCTACAGCAAATATAGATAGTGAAGCTTTAAATAAAACATTTAGGGATTATTTATTAGCTGACAATACTAGGCTTTACACTTGTTCTAATACAGGTAATGCGACTGTATCAGAAAGGGTTTTAGTTAGTTTACAAAGTAACACTTCGGTTAAAGTGGACTTTACAGAAGGTGGTAAAACATTATTAGAAATAGTAGGGGAAGTATAATGATATATTGTATAAAAGGCGATAGTATTGGCAATGGTTCAAAATCAATTATAGGCGGAACTGATTTTAAAGGAACATTAGAAGAGGCTATGGAAATAGTAAATTCTAATAAACCTAAAAAAACCTACATAGAATTAAGGGCAGAAGCTTATGGGTCTCCTGCTGAACAACTAGAATTTATAACAGAGTTCGGCTTAACTGCCTGGAAAGCTAAAGTTAAAGAGATAAAAGAACAATACCCTAAGGAGGAAGTATAATGGTTAAAATAATAAACAAAGTAAAGATTAAGGGCAAAGGAAGAGTAGTAAGTAAAGTTACCACTACACAAAGATTAATGATCAAACCTAAAAAGAAGAAAGGTTAATTATGAGTAATATAACAAATATTATTGGCAGCCTACCACCAGAGGTTATAGCAGAAATTAGAAATACTGTTTCAAGGGAATATACAAGTTGGGATTATTATTTAATTGCTGGTATTGTACTATCTATTTTAGGTACTATCCTTGTTGGTGTCAAGTTGGTTTTAAATGCTCGTAAAGCTGAGGATGAAAATACTATTAAACTTTTTAACACTTTAATTAAGCCATTGGAAAAAAGAGTTGAAATCATAGAACACGATCAAGATAAAAAAGAAGCTAGGTTCGAGAAGTTATTTGAAGAAATTGTTACTATAGGTAATAAAGTATCAAATACAGAAGGTATGGTAAAAGAACACGTAAGAAAGGATAAATAGATGGAATTATATATGTATGTACTAATAGGAGTTACTCTTATACTGGGCGGTATAGTTGTTTATATAGCTTGGAAAAAAAGCGACAACAACCCTAATAACGATGCTACAGCGAATAGACTATCTAAGTTTTTAGATATAGCTATGCCAAAGCTTAAACAAGTATTCACATTCTGGAAATCAAATAAATAGGTGGATAAATGTTAGACCTTATAAAGAAATATGAAGGATGCGAGTTAGAAGCTTATAAATGTCCTGCAGGAATATGGACAATTGGTTTCGGTAGCACTTTTTATGAAGATGGTACTAAAATCAAAGAAGGTGATACAATCACTCAGGAACGAGCTGAAAGTCTATTGCAGTGGTATTGTACCAAAAAGATTAAACTACCTAACACAAGCTTAAATAACGGACAAATAGAGGCTATTTACTCACTTATCTATAACATTGGGCAAGGAGCCTTTGATAAATCTAGTTTAAAGAAGGCTATTGAGAATAGAGACTTATATAATATCTTTAATAACTGGAATTGGATTAAAGCAGGTGGGCAGACTTATAGAGGGTTATGCAAAAGAAGAAGTCATGAGTTGTATCTTTTTATGTCAGATAAATTTTAATTGACATTTATATATCTATAAACTATAATTTAATTTTAACAAACTAGGAGTATAATATGATTTTAAAAGATGAAGATAGACAAAGATGTGAAATTTGGACAAGGGCAATGGGATATTATAGACCAGTTTCTAATTTTAATATTGGTAAAAAATCTGAATTCAAAGAAAGAATTTGTTTCACTGAAGGTAATTGCAATGTATAAACGATTTTTAATAGGATTAGCTTTTATAGGTTCCCTAATAATGATATTCTTAAAAGGTAAACAAACTGGTATTGCTGAAAAAGAAAACGAACAACTTAAGAAGGATAAAAAAACTAATGATAAATTACAAAAGATTCGTAAAGACAGTTCTAAGCTTAGCCGTGCTGATAAATTGCGTGAGTTGTTCAAGTAGTTTTTATTCTCAAGATTGTAAATTATTATTTGATTATAAAGATTATGGAATAACTTATCTTAACGATAAAAACATTGATTCATTATACGAACATAAACAAATGTGTAAATAAAAGTAAAGCCACCCGATTAAAGGTGGCTCTTTTTTAATCATAAAATATATCTATACCTCCAACATTACCCCAATACTTGGTAGCTCTAATATCATATATATGGCTATCCTCTGGTAATACAGCATCCATTAAAGCTTTTAATAAGTTATCAATATCAGGTTTCTGTTGATGTGGTTGTCCTAACATCTCAGCTTTTTTCTTTTTACTCCAACTCTTAGGCAT